ATTGGCATGAATCTTGCCATTGCAAATAGCATACCAATTAAGAATCGTGCCAATAATCAGGCATAATTCTTGCCCTATAAAAATTAATTATTGTGATGCGATTTGAACCGACGAGGCTGGAGGCACAGAATCCTCATGGCCATTGACAGCCAGTTTGTCCGGAAGCCGGTACGGATCAAACGGCGGATTTGCGATCCATGCCCGGCAGTCACCCGATGACAGCCCCGAATCAAGTCCCTGTTGATTGATGCACTTGCACGCCGACCCAATGCAATAGCCGCCAACGACCTGAGGCATAGCAACCACTTTGCGCAGATGATCGTAAGCAGGAGCGGACTCAGGTGCCCTGGACACGCGAGGGACAAAAATCGACGAATCATAGACATTGGACATAACCCGCACCGACTGACCATTGAGGGATGCAACAGCAGGCCCAGACATGCCCGAAGGCACAGGAGACACCTCTGGAATTTGAGTGCGCTTGATGATCTTGTAAACGCCATACGCCAAGGCAGCAAAAATCATCAGCGCAATCAGCCCGACAAAAAGCGCCCGTGGTATGCCGCGAACCGGCACAGTATGCAAGGATGCCGACTTGTAAAGCGCAAACGCCTTTTTTGGAAGACTGATGCGCTTTTTGTTTATGCACGTTTTCCAGGCCATGGCATCGTTACATTCCGGCCACTCATACCAATAACGCCCAAGGATGCCGACATCACGAATATGGACGTGCCGCCCAACCAGAACCCGAACATTCGAGTCCATCAGCCTGGGCGCTTGGGTCGTCACAAAAACATCGATGCCCCGATGACGGTGAGTCTCAAGCTGGGAAACCGACTCAGGAACCTTGGCCCCAGCACCGCGGGGACGCCAAACGCGCTGCACTTCGTCAATCACAAGGATCGCCCCGTCAGGCAATTCGGCGTGCCAATTATTCGCATCAACCACCGTGTGCGGCAGAGTCAAACCGTCGAGACCATCGACAAAGAGCGGACGATCACCCGGCAGCTTTGACAAAAAATCCACCAGACTGGCCGTTTTTCCAGCCCCCGGCGACCCAGTAAAGAGCGTGATCATGCAAGTACAGAAAGCTTTTTGGCCGACAGAATAGCTACCCGCGTCACAAGCGCCCCAGCAATGATGCTGNNAGCCATTGGAGCACCGGCAAGCCCAAGCAGCGAGAGCACATCACCCGACAAGCCGCCCCAGGCAGTCCGAGCGGCATCAAGCGCAGCATTGAGAGCAGCCGTCAAAGCCGCGAAAGTCACAAAGCCAAACCCCAAGGCCTTGAGCACACCCAGCGCCGCAGGTGTCGCCAGCGAGACAAGCCATGTACCGATAGCACCAGACGCATTCATTCAGCAGCCCCCCCGCGCGCGCCAATGATGATCATGCCAGCCGCCAGCCCGGCCACGGCCAACAACACCGGCTTGATGCCCGACATAAAGTCGCATACAAGGTCAAATTGAAAATCAACGTTCGCACCCGGCAAATGTCGAGGCGCTGGACAGCTACCTGCACCACCGCCCCAACCCGACTGGGGGCTGAAAGACACGTCACGCGGTTGAGTATCGAGAGGGTCTTCGACCGGCGTATCAAGCTCAGGCTTTGCACAGCCCAAAATATCAGGATAGAGTTTGCAAAGGTCAATTTGCTCTTGCGTCTGCTCTAAAGGTCGATCCGCAGGCGTCACATCCACATCAGGCACCGGCGTCAGCGGCACAGGAGCAGGCACCAGAGGATCAGGTGATAGCGTCGTCACATCTTTAGGCTGCACATCGACACGCCACGGATCAGCCAATGTCGGAGACGGATAAATGTCAATTACCGGCGAGGTGTACTTTTGCGGACTGGTGTTAGGGACGGCGACAGGATCACCCTGGGGCACACGCAAAGGTGTTGGCAAAGGAACAGCAGAAGGATCGGCCGGATTTTCTTCTGTAGGATTAAGGATCGGATTTTGAACAGGCCACCACATAGGCGCGACAGAAGGCCAAACCTGAGGGACACCGAGAGGAACCGATTCAGGTTCCATAATGGTCTCGAATTCCGATTGAGTTACAGGCATTGGTTTTATCTCAGTAACTGTTGCTGTCTCCTTAAAAATTGTCCAAGAACTAGTTGTAGCGTAACCACCGCTCAAATAATATAAAACAAAAGTGCAATCACCAACAACAGTACTACCGTTACGAAGAGCAAATGACCGAGAGGCGACCGTATAGTTAGAATAAGCCCTAGGTTCTAACCACTGGCAAACGGATAAAGGATTAGAACTTTTAAACGAATCACTACCAAATGAAACAGTCCAAAAAAGGTCGGTATTAGTAACCTCTTTTTCACACTTCCAAATATCTAAACCATTCTCAAGATCGACAGAACAGCCATTATCCGTATACCACTTATAGGCAAGCCCACCAGCGAGAAGAAACGCACCCGGCCAACCGAAGGCCAAGGAAGCCGCAGCCTTACCAGCAGTGGCGGCGAATTTATAGGCGACTGGAATGTCAACACCGCCACCAGCAAGAGCAACACGAGCAGCACCACCAGCAATTTTCGAGCGGATACCATTGGCAAATGAAGTATCAGAAGGCGAAATCGATAAATGACCAACGCCGTTAATAATTTTCCAATTTTCAGGAGTTGAAGGCGTCACATAAAGCGCATGAGCCGAGTTAGCCCCAAACGCCAAAGCAAGAATCAGGAGTTTGATATTAGCCATGCCATGCCCAATATGCAGATAAAAACAGCAATGAAACCGGGTGTCATTCGTGCAGCCCCCGCCGAAGAAAAAGTACGCCAGCCGTCACAAGCCAGGCAGTCGCAACTCCCCAACCCATTGCCAGCCCGTCACTTGTGTCGAGCAGGCCGCACGGTGGAGCAGTGAAGGGCGCAACTTTTTGAAACGATGCACCACTACCCACATCAGAAAAATTGTAAGTAATGGACGAAGCAGACACAGCTGCCACGTCCACGACATACGACACGCCGCCGACCTGCACAATCGAGCCGACCTCATTCGAGGATGCAGCCGCAGCCGCAGCCTCAGACGATGGATAGCAGACAGAACCGATCTGCGACGTGGCCACGTTACAGCCCCTTGCGAATGAACTTGATAGCGGCAATCGCGATGATGGCGACCAGCACACCACCAGCCACCAGCAGACCATCATCCTTCATATCCGCCACAGCAGTCGTCACCTCAGCAGGAACGGCAGCGAAGGCCGACCCCACGGAAGCAACAACAGAACCAACGGCAACAACGCCACGAGAGAAGAACTTGTTCATAGAAACTCCTGAAAAATGATGTTCCGAAACGCTCGGGTTACATCCGTTGAGCCTGCACGCAAATTCAGCGGATGCAACCTGATGACATGGGCCGCCGCCCTCGCAAGCTCGGTCGCCAGCCCATGTCATCAGTCAAACAAATCAAGAGTCATGTCCACAGGCACCACGGTTGTAATCTCGCCTGTGTCTTTGTCGGTCGCCTTGAACGGCTTGCGTTTGTACCCGCCGAGACGAGCGACCACTGTGACCATTTCATCTTTTGAACCGATACGAGATTTACTGCGAACTTTGACATTTTGAGGCTGACTGAACTCGTCAGCCGCCGGACAAATGATCCGGGTGTTGTACGTGCCATCGTATCGCTGGACTTCCTCGATGCGCCCCAGAATAGTGACTTCCATGGGCCGAGCAGCAGGACGAGATTTATTGATTTCAGTGGGTAATGCAGACATGGTTTTTCCTTAAGTTACGCGGCTTTGAAATTGACTGATGGCAGACAATACCAGTCAGGAGGCACAGCAGCCGACAAGGCTATGACTCGCGTTTTTGGCTCGAACCGGACAACGTTCGAGGGAATGAAAATGTCGATGCCGTGAGGCAGCAGAGTTTTACGGTGAGCGTACAGCTGCGACTTCCCGAACTTGCTTTTCAGATCGTCGCCCGCCTGCCACATCCGATAGACGGCCAGAGCTTTCCCGTCAAGTTCGGACATACTGTCAATTTCGGCCGTAGCCCGTTCAAAGACGGATGAATGCTTTTTGAATTCGTGTTCGATGACGTTCATGTTGAGTTCCCCCAGGTAATAACAGCGCAGATCGTGAAGGGCTTTGCTTTTGAGTTCGAGCTCAGCTCTGACCATGCCCATCGCTTGGCACCAGGTGGCTAACCGCTCTATTGAGTCCGCACGATCAGCCTTTTGAATCGTGGAAACATCCGTCACAGAGGTGGAGTGCTTGAGCAGCTCATACCCCTTGTTGTAGACCTTGAAATAAGACCGTTTTGACCCCCGGCCAAAATCGACAGTTGAGTGATCCCCGTAAAAATTGGTTTTTTTGCTTTTGAGCTTTTGACCGGCAAGCCAGCGCAGGAAGTGATTCGCGTCATCCGGACTACCGGTCAAATAGTTCTGTGTGAGGTCAATGCGGCTAATCGTGGCACCTGTCCAAACCTTGACCACTTCCCCGGCTTTGTTGATAGTGTCGTAGGACTCGCCAGCGGTGAACGGCGGCAGGCCCAAGCCGGACATGATCGAATTGACGATTTGCAGCGACTGCCCGAAGCTGTAGCCAAACACGTTGTCCATCCGGCCCCACCGCGCCGGGTTGCCGGTGAATTCGACAGTATGGCCATCGCAACGAACGTAGCACTTGGAATCATAGGAGCCGGAAACCTCCATGCGCTTCAACGTTGTACGCTCGACAGAACCGTCAGAGTCAAAAACCATGACACAACCGTCCGTCATGGAGTCCAGGGGGGCCACCAGGTCAAGATGGGTCTGCCGGATGGTAAGCCAGTCGATATGCCCAAAAGTATGGCCGTGACTAGCCTGGGCTTGCAACTTAGAGCTGGATTTATCGAACCGAGAACCGAACAAAACAGAAGCATTTGGTAGCGGCTCAAAACCCCGAAAATTCCGGTTTTCCGGAAAAAAGGAAGGTGTAACAGGAACCTTCCTTGCCGACTGGCTGAAATCGGGGGAAATGAAGCTCATGCTGGCACCTGACCAGAAACCTCACCAGCACAAACGCACCGACCATCGAGGCCGGAGCATTGACGGACGGAACGAACCGGGAAAGAGCCTGTATAGGCGATGGGCTGCACAGCCCGGAGTTTCCAGAAGTCCAGACCGTCAGAGGACGTCCAAGCGTCCAAAATGGCCGCACAGTGCGCCGATTGATTGATCTTGACCTGTACCCATGCTTTGAGCGTTACGCGGCGCTGGGCGGCATCCTGGCAAGCCCTAGCATGATCGGCGTGGGTGTAGGGGATGGACAGGTAGCCCGGTTCGACATCGACGGTGCTCATGAGCGCCCCCGAGAACAAATAACGGCCTCAAAAGTCGAACCATCGAAAGAGCCAAAGCGAAGGACGGAAATAGAGCCGCCACGAGGCAACAAATTAGGCGCATCAATCGTAGCAACGATTCCAAATTCTTGGCGAAGTTCGCAATGGCCACGAGGAAAAAGCGGCTCAGTGCCAGTGCCGATCAAATAATCATTTTTGCGATGGAATGGTTGAGGAAAAAGGCAAGGCTCTGGAGCCTTTTGGGGAAGCGAGCTAAGAAATTCGCCGATCTGGTGCCAGGTGTCGGCGTTGACCGGCTTTGCATCGCGGAGCGCCAAGACATGATGCGCGGCAGATTCCCAGGCGTCGCCCGACATGGTGACCGGTGCACAATAAGTACCATCATCATGGTAAAAACCGTGATCAGACTCTGTACAGTAATCACGAGGCGGACTTTGATCAGATGGATCGACCAAAGAAGGAGCACCACAATAAACGCAGTCATAAACAAAGTCCCCCACCAGCCCCGCGCCCGAACCGCCAGGAACTGACGCGGGTTTTTGTGCTGGAGGGGAAATCAGAGCAGCTGCAAAATCACGAAGCGAGGACTCGAAAGAAGAACGATTTTCGGGAAGTGCATGCTGGGCAAAATACCGAAGATCGGCAAGAGTTTGAGCATTGTTCATTTTGGCGGTTCCTTCATACAATCGACCTGTCCCGGCCAGAGGACGTATCCTAAAAGGAGACGCATGGGAATAGTATCCTAAAAGGAAACAACGATGCAAACGAAACCCGACTATTTAGATCAACTAATCCAGAAAGCCAGTGAAAAAGCAGGCAGCGACTACAAGCTCGCACAACGTTTGAAAGTAACGAGACAAATGGTGAGCCAGTGGAAACATGGGCGGAAAACATGCCCGGCAGCAGATCAAGCCCTCATGGCCGGCATTGCAGGACTTGATCCCGAAGCATGGGCGGCACGAGCTCTGATAGCACAGCATGAAGGAAGCGAGAAGGGAGAGCTGTTAAAGCAGGCCCTAAAAAAAGCACTGGTAGCGACTGGCGCGGTGCTCGGTAGGTTTGGCAGCCAGGCCCAAGCCGATAGCCTGACCATCATGGGCTACTTGATACGATGTATAAATCGTCAACGTCAATCAGTGATTGATTTGCGATTGTCAAAGCTAACTGCCGGTACGTGATGCACCACCGGTGACCGTCAGGGGCCGCAAGCGCCCCCCGACACCCCCATCGTCCTATCTGCCGCTATTCGCTAGATAGGACTCAAAAAATCCAGTTTTGACAGGGAAGAGGCATCCAGCCATCGAGCCGGGCAAAGGGAAAAATCAGGCGTTTTTTTGCAATAACTAAAAAACATGGCATGAATATTGCCGTAGCAAATACCATACCAATCAAGAACCGTGCCAATAATCAGGCATGATTCTTGCCTTGTTGAAAATATATTCAAATA